TCCATAATCTCTCACTACTGCGGCCCACTTTGTGCCGTACTCATCTACCATATTTCCTATATTTTCATCTTCTAAACCATTAATAACAAAACCAAAAGGTGCCATATCTTGTTCTAATGCATTTTGTTGTTCTCTCATCATGGTCATACGTACATCACTGTCTGTTAATTCTTTAAAATACTGTTGATCTGTTACCCATGCAAATATAAACAAGCAAGCAACTAGATCATCATTACATCCATCATCAGCTTCATATGAAGAACCCTTTACAATAAATGTGGATAATTCACTAATAATATCTAAATCTTCTACTATAAGTTTATCATCCTCAATTAATTGTTTAAGATTAGAACATCCTATTCTTTTGACAGCCTTAGTAGTTCTAACTCCCAATTGCGCTTTTCCACCGCTGAACCCCCCTCCTAGTACCTGTCCTGACCGTCCACGCATGGATGCCATTATAAGGTTGTCATACTCCAAGTCAAACTGTAAAGTGTTTGCAACTTGTTCACCAATATCATTTACTTCAACAAGAACAAATGCTTGGTTATATGCACGAGCAACTTCATAAATTTTTGCTGGAAATAGAAGAGGTTTTATTTCATTGTCTCTATATTTTGAAACTACTCTGTAAGGCATTTCTGTTACATCAACTACAATAAATGCAGAATAATCATTTTGTGTTCCTCGAGCAACGTCAGCAGTAATTACATACGTATGTCCCTCTTGTGGTGAGATATGTACATCAAGGCCTGCGTTTGATTGTTTAGGTTCTCTGTATGGTATTGTTCTAAGTTTCTTTGCAGTTATAAGAGTATTAATAGAACCAAGAAACTCACACTCAAATTCTGTGTTAAATTGTTGTTCACTAGTATTTGAAATAGTTTCTTTTTTCCATTTTTCATCTCGGCCTGGAATTTCACTCCAATGAACCTCAATAGGAACGTATGTGTTTCTCTTCTCCTCTGCATCTGTCCATATCTTATAGAACATATTCATACCGTGTGGGGTTGATACTATCATGACTTTTGTAGTTTTACCAGATGAAATAGTGGGGTAAACAGAACTAAAGAATTGTTCAGCTACATTACTGGGTACATACGCAAACTCATCAAGAAATATAATATTATAAGAACCACCACGAACCGCACTAGCTGAAGTAGAAGACGCCAATATTTTACTACCATTTTCAAGTTCTAAACTTCCTTTGTTCCATGACATAACTCCTTGTTGTAACCACTTAGGTAAATGTTCATATGCAAGTTGTAGTCTACTTAATAAATCTCTTGCGGTTGCAGCTTTGTTTGCAAGTATAGCAATATTAACACTTGGATTAAATAGAGCATAGTGTAATAGATAAGATACCATAACAGTAGATTTACCAGACTGTCTAGGTAGTTTACAGATAGTAAAACGATTACTATGAAATGTACCAACCATTTCTTTTTGAAAAGAATACATATCAAATGGTACTAGGCCTTCATCAAGAGAAATAATTTTTACATAGTTCTGTATAAAATATATTGGGTCTTCCATACAATTAGAATATTCTTGGAGTTGTTTCTTTGTCCAAGATTGCTGTACGTTTGCTTTTTTAAGATTTGGATTTCCTAGATAGGTAGCATCAACCATCAGTTTTACCTTTTAACATTTTTTGTAATTCAGCAGTAGAACCTACGAATAATGCATTCGTAACATTTTTAGGAGCAGTGTTTGGTACTTCTTTAAGTCTCTTCATTTTTTCTTGAAGATCACCTAGTTTTTCTGCAACTTCTGCTACCTGTTTAATAAGATTTCCAGCAACCTCATATCCTCTTGGATGCTCACCTTCCTTTGCAAGCTCAAGTATTCCATCAATTGCAGTTGAACCCTTCTCTACCAAAGTATGAAAAGTATCTCTTTGAAGACGATAATCTTTTTCAATATCATCATATTCTTCAGTGTTGTTTTCAACTACGGCTGGTAAAACTTCAGTATATTCTTTAGAGTTCCAAGGTTCCTTTTGTAATGTCTGAACATTACTAGCAACCCCAAGAGCTTTATTCAATTCTTTTAGGGGATCAACCATTATATTTTCTACTTGTCTGTACCTGTTACTGGATCAAAATTCTTTGCATCTTCAAAGAAAGAAGTTGTTTCATTAAAACCAAAATCATCATCTGCATCAGCATTAGTAGGATTTGGTGTAACTGTGTATCTCTGTTCTCTTTTAGGAGCAGTATCTTGAAGATCAGTATACTGGTCAACCTGTACTGTTTTGATAACAGCTTGAGAAGTGACAGGCCCATAAAGATAAAACTTTGCAGTAAAATCTAAAGTATAAATCAATGCACGGCGTGTTTCAAAATCTCCTTGATAATTATCTTCATATCCTATACTATTCAATACAATAGGAACATCTCTTTTAATTCCCATATCAGCCATATCATTAATTGTAAGAGTATAGTCTGGTTGAAAGTATGGAAGAATTTGTTCAATAATTTGTAAAGAGTCATCAGATTCTTTTGCCATAACATATAACTGTAAATTTAAATTATAAGGAACAGGCATATACTGAGAATCAAGACGGTTATCTTTTGCACTTTTAACTTTTTTAAACTTCTGAACCCTATTCAGTTTTCTATTAGGGTCATACTGTAGATTTTGTATCTCAAAACCAATACGAGGAAGAGTAATAGCAACTGTCTTTGATAGGTCAGCATCTTCATTTAAACGAGTAAGCCATTTCTGTCTCGGCCCGTAAGCAAGAGGAACCTTCATTGATTGTTTTATGTTACCATCATTGTCCTTACGAACAAGTTGGATATTATTAAAAGTTGTCCCAAAAGCAATAATAACTTTTCTTATGCTTTCATGATAAAATTGTTGACCTAACATTACGAATACTCCTTATTAATTATTAACTAACTGCGGCACTAAATGGTGTTGCTGGGTTTGCACCAGTAGGTGTACGCATCTGACCCTCTACGTGCCATAAATTAGCGGCTATATCAATTAATGTAAGTGTATCACTAACCTGTCCACCTTGTGTACCGCCGTTTAATGTAATTGTATCAGAGGTAGAGGCAGTTCCGAATATTGTTTGTGCAGTGCCATCTAAATCCATATTTTTAATAGTACCATTAATTACGTTATCAGCATCTGGACATTGTATCTTGTATGTGTTTGATCCCATAGTAACAGTTACGATAAATTTATATACGTGTCCTGTTCCAGTTGCGTCTGGAAGAGTTAATACAACATCTGCGTTACCACCAACTTCGCCTAGTAACAAAACTCTACCAGCGTGTTCTGCTGAAGTAATAGCATCAGTTGCTACAAAAGTGTGTATTGCTTGGCTGAAAGAACCAGTTAAATTTGTTAGTCCAGAGAATGTAGCTGCAACACCAACAACATTACCATCTGCGTCAACAGTAAAGTCATCATTAGTGTTAATACCACCATCTAAACTAGAAAGACCACTGGCACCAACAGTAGCAGCAGCTAATCCTGTTGCAGTTAATAAACCACTACTACTATTAAAGGTTAGGTTAGTACCACTCTTTGGAGGTAAGTCTCCAGTTGCGGCAGTTGCAAATAATGGGAAACAAGTAGTATCACTCGACTCATCTGCAACAGTAACGGCAGTAGCAATATCAGCTGTACCTGTAACATCACCAGTTATATCACCAACAAATGCAGTTGATGTGACACTAGTTGCGCCAGTAACCACACCAGCGTCAATTATAATCGCACCGTCAAGTACAATCTGTTGACCACTAAGAGGTGTAATTAATAAATCAGTACCAGCAGTAGAACTTAATGTATTACCATTAAGATTAAGATTGTCTATTTGAAGTGCAGTAAGAGTTCCTACTGAAGTAATAGCAGTTTGAGCCGCACCAGTAACAGTTGCGGCTGTACCAGAAGCATTACCTGTCACGTTTCCTGTTAAAGCACCAGCAAATAATGTTGCAGTCAACAATCCACTACTACTGTTAAAAGTTAAATTAGTACCACTCTTAGGTGGTAAATCTCCTGTTGCAGCTGTTGTAAATAATGGGAAACAAGTTGTGTCAGATGATTCGTCTGCTACTGTAACAGCAGTACCAACAGATGCTAATGCTACTGCGATATTTGCAGAACCATCAAAACTAGTTCCACCAATAGTTCTTGCAGTCGCAAGAGCTGTAGCAGTTGCAGAAAGTGCTACTGCGATATTTGCAGAACCATTAAAACTTGTTCCACCAATAGTTCTGGCAGTTGCAAGTGTAGTTGCTGTATCTGCATTACCTGTCACATCGCCAGTTATATCACCAACAAATGCTGTTGATGTGATGCTTGTTGCACCAGTAACTACTCCAGCATCAATTATAATCGCACCGTCAAGGACAATCTGTTGTCCTGACACTGGTGTAATATTTAAGTCAGTACCAGCAGTTGTACTTAATGTGTTACCATTAAGATTAAGATTATCTATTTGAAGTGCGGTTAATGTACCAAGAGATGTTACGTTGGTTTGTGCTGCTGTAGCAAGAAGGCCAGTGATTGTTCCTGTTGTTGTTAGATTTTCATTACCGAAAGAAATTGCACCAGAACTATCTGTAATAGAACCAGCAGCTAATGCGAGAGTTCCACCATTAAGAGTAGTGCCGTTTACTGTTGTTGTAGCAAGAGTTGTGATTGTTGCTGATGTTTGTGTTCCACCTACTACACCTGTAATTGTTGGAGCAGTTAAAGTAACTACTGAAGCAGTTGCACTAATACCACTACTCAAAGACGATGTATCTCCAATTAGAGTATAAATCTCTAAGAAGTTATCATTAATTTTATCTGCGGCTGCGCGTAAGGTATCACCTGTACCATCATTCGCGTTACCACCCAATCCAAGGACTTGATTTGCCATCTACATTCTCCTAATTCTATTTATAATCATGTAGGATCACCAAATGGATTAGATTCTGTAAAGTCTAAAACTGTATCATCTAATGTATCAAACAATTCGTTTTGTGCAGTCTTGTCATTTGTGTTATCCCCAAGACTTCTTGCTTCTTCTTGTAGTAGATACTCTGCATTACCAGTATCAGCAGAATTTTCAAGTATAATACTTTCTCCAAATGAATCTGAATCGGTACTAACTACTGTAGCATCTAACGTAACAGTATCTCTATCAACTGTAGATGTAACAGTATCAATAGTAAATGATTCTCCTACTTCAGTTTCTTGTTCTAGAGTAAACTGATACTCAAGTTGGTTGAGACTTAAAGCATCCTCAATCGCATCAATCGTATCTATACCAGTATTAAGTTCTTCAGAAGCATAATCAAACAGACGGCATCTTAATTTATATACAGGATTATTGTCCAGTTGAAAGAAAGGCTCATCGTGATCTACAAAATTAACTTGAAACATTTTATTTAGTATTGGATGATAAATTGCATCACCCTCAAAAGGACGATCCGAATCTGTTGCATCTGTTTCTGATATAATGTAGAAATCACTTCCCTCTAAGTCTGTAGCTGTTAATGCAAGTGTTCCTGCTTCTAGAAGAACAGAACCACCCTCTTCTTCATCAGTTCCAGACTCTATTGTAATCTGTTTTGTAAGTTCTTGAAATCTTAATTTGTTTACTACAAAGGTTGCTTCACTTAAATTCTGTAAACCAAACTGATTCATTATCTCTCGTTCACCAGCAAAACCACCGTCTGCATTTTCCATATACATTTCTATTTTTGCAGCGTCTTTAAATTTAGAAAGAGTGTCTCCACCAAGAATAGAGTCTTCTGCAACAATAGTACGATCCATATAGAAAACGTCATGACCATGTATCTGAATTGCCTCGGCAACTAAGTTTGAGTATAAACTTTGTTCTGTTGATATTGCGGCAACATTACTGGTATGAAAAAATGCATTTACAGCCATACTATTATCCTACCATATAACTAACTGGTAATTCAAATGCTAATTGAATCTGATCCTCTAGTTTTTGTTGCTCCTCTATGGCTTGTGAGTAGATTGTTTCACCATTCATGGTAACACCACCTAACATTGCAACACCGTTAAACTTAGATAAGTTTGCACCCCATTGTTTTTTAATGAGAGAGGTTGCATATCTTTTAAGATATATGTCATCAAATATATCAGTGTAAGATGTAGGATCAACCTTACGATAACATTCTATAATTATATGTTCAGTATCAGGTACTATCTTATTCTCCCAATCCATATCAATATAAAGACGGTTTTGGTGTTGATTAAAACGTATAGGTGTCTCACCTACAAGAATATGCTCAAGGAAATCTAAATTCTGCATTTGTAACTGATAGTTCATAACAGAAGTAGATGAGAAGTCATAGAGATCATTTAATCTTAATTGATAACGAACATCAAATAAACTTCCACCACCACCAGTATCAGTTAAAGGAAATACTCTTAGAATAGAAACAACAGATTGTGGAACAGGAATCCAGTTGTTACCTTCTTTCCATGTTGAAGATACAGAAGTATCTACTACATCCGTTGCCGTGGTTGAACTATTAGACCTTGCTCGTGTTATATCAGCTTCTGTTACCAGATGTTTTAGATACATCTTTTCAATACCATCATAGTGATATTGTGCAAAATATTGCAAAGCTTCATCTATACGATCATCTACTTGATCATCTGATACGTTAATATCAATAACACCAGAACCAAGAGCTCTAAGACAGTAAGTTTTAAAGGTTGCTTTAGTAGAAGGTATAGCCATATAATTAACTCCTTTCTACATATTTATAAGAGTAACCATCTTGTTGACTAATTATCATATTAAGAACTTGATAATTTATCTAGCCCGAGCCTGGGAAACGCCTACCCCGCCTAATGGAGCTTCGCCCCAAGCACTAAATAGATTTTTTGGTACTGCACCGTTTATGTCGGCCGACGATTCCCTCAATTTAAAGCCATTAGATAATATGTCGATATCGATCAGATCTATTTCAATAACCGCATCACGAGCAAATATAATTCCGTCTGTCGCTGTGTTAAACGGGTTTTGACCTGTATCGTACCAGTATCCATTTCTATTACCGTCAAATCTTCTGATGAAAATAGCTCTTGGCCGAAAACCGCACCACACAAAAGACCCATCAGCAGCAGCATTACCCAAGTAGCTCCCATGCCTTTGATATCCAGGAACATCAGCGAATACATAGGCTACATAGGTGCCATTTTCAGTATTGCCAGCATTGTCAACAACAAAAACACTGGCGTTATGAGTTGCAGCAAAATAAGAACTAGAACTTGATTCAGCAGAACTTTGAACACTGCCAGGTTCACTAATCGGAATATTAAAATTATCACCTGTTAGGGCTGTATGCCATGCAAATGTAGCCGCGCCAGTGTCTCGCCGCATTACCATAATAAAGCCAGGCTTTACCCCTAAACTGTGCGAAATCGACTGCGTACCGCTGGCATTTCCCGTATAGGTCACGATATCAAAACCTTCAGTCGCGCCCTCTTTGAATCCCACTAACGTATTTGGGCTTGTATTAGTATTATATTGTCCATCAGTGCCAAGAGTAACGCCGTCAGCGTTAAAAGATTTGACGCCTTGTGCTACTGTATTTTCTCCAGCAGCAGAAGAAAATGGCATTTCTTTTGTAGCACCTCGAATGGTATCTACAAAATTCCAGTCAGAAGAACCGCTATGATCTTTTACCCAAACTGCGTTAGGAGATAGTGCTGTATTGCCTCCAAATGCGCGAACGTTTTCTGCTCCTGTGCCAGTAAAAGTCTGAGCGTTCATTGCCGCGCTTGGGTCTTTGATTGCTGGTTCGGGCAAATTAGCGGTGCATAAAGTTTTATAATCACTATCAGAAGGTTCGTATCCTTGCTGACCAAAATCAACGTCACACTCTGTGTCAAATGCTGATATGCAAAGCCAGTATTCAACATTTGCAGGGATGCTTCCTAAAGCACTTCCATAAGCAGAACCCTCCACATTTATTTGCATGGTATTATTATCAGCATCATAAAGATATTCAAGTACATCGCCGGAGACAGGGGCAGTTGCGGTGTGATGCGTTTGAACACCTGCAGCTTCAAATTCGAAATTAAAAACTCCATCGCTCAGATTTCCTAGACCAAACATCGTGAATGAACCAGCGTCGGCAGGCGCAAAATGTGTCCGTGATTGCTGGGGAACGCCAGCCGCATCTCGTCCAAGACATATCTGAAACTCATTTGAACTGCCTACAGATCCCGTGAGAGTGATTTGTACTCCCCATTTGCCGGTTGTAGGGAAGGGTATACTTGCCACAGCACCTTCATAGCTCCCTGCCTCGGAATGTGCTGTAAGATTACCGTTTGTGAGAGTAAGTAATGTCACTCCACAAGGGGAAATAGGTGACATTACTGCGTAGTTACCTGAAAAATTATCAGCATCGTCAGCTGGGGAATCTAATAATGTGTCGTTATCAGCAATGCCTGACGCAGCCCAATGATTTGCTTCTCCACTGGTGTCAGTTCCTGGCCCATTACCCGACGATTCAAGAATTTTCATCTCCAAATAATAGCCATTGTCGCCAAACGTAAGCGATTGATCTGCTATGGAGATAGCTCTCCATCCCCCATTTGAATCGAATTCGCCAAAGCTGTTGGCTAGTAATCCTTGGCCATCAATCCACACAATTTCTGCTAGAAGCCCACTATAGAAGTTGCCTCCATTATGATCCTCTCCAATTTTATGAGCGCAAGCAGAGTTCCAACCAGGCACATCTGCCCCAGAATCGGGTTGGTTGTCGGTTGAGAAAGAAGTGATTCTCACGCCGTTAACGAATATTTGGCTTCGATTGCCATTTCCTCGGCTCGTATCCATTGACCAGACAAAATTATACCAGGCTGACGTATCTAGAAATTTTTGA